CCAGGATCCCGCTCCGTAACAATTTGAAAATCAAATTCAGGGGTGTTAGTATTAATACCAACTTTATTATTAGCAGCATCAACAAATAAAGCACTATTACCAACAACAACGTTTCCAGTGACATTGGCTGATGCAAATGTGACTGTTGAGTTGGTCCGGACATCTTGACCAATTGCAATAACGGGTATTTCAGATTCTCCACTAGATGTATTTGAAATGAATACGCCTGTGCCGTTAGCAAGACTTGCAACATATGAACCTGTAGTATCAACTCCTAGTTCAACGCTATTGCCTTGCGCAACAGTATTAACAGTAATTGTGACGCTACCCAAGTTTGTTAGAGTGGCATTACCGCTACCAGAAATATCTCCAGTTAATACTAAATTAATATTAGGATTGCGATTGATACTACCAGTAATATTAAGATCACCCCCAACCGTTGTATTACCAGCTAAGTTAGATGTCTGATTTATTGTTAGAGTGTTAGCATTTAAACTGTTAGCGCTAAACGAAGTGGAAACAGACAAAGACCCATTAACAGCAGCATTGCCCATTGATACAGCTATAGGACTGCCATTTGACGATGTTAAGCTAAGACTTGTGTTTGTATCCGTAAATACAACGTTGCCCATGTAGAGCGTGTTGCCACTTAAATATAAAGTAGCAAACCTATTTGTATTATTACCTATTGTGTATACATTATTAGCATCAGGAATAATATTTTGAAGCTGAAGGGTGCCTGTTAGGATTGTAGCATTGGAAATATTGACGTTTCCAAAAAATCCATTATTAATGTAGGTGCCAGTACTGTTAGTGGAGAACTGGGTATTGACAGTTAAACTTTGATTTACAACAACCGTATTTGGCAACGACAAATTGAAATCAAAAGCGTTGTTGTTTGCAACAGCTATTTGAAACGAGTTGCCTGTTAGGGATGTAGGATTTCTGTTTTCAAAAGATCCCGTGTTAGCCAAGTACGCTAATATTTGGGAATTGGATACATCAGTAATAGTAACATCAAGAAGATCCGTTAAAAAACGGCCATTACCTACTGTATTGTTTTTGAGAGTGACAGGAGGCTGTGACTGCAAAGAGCCATCATCCTGCACACGTACCTTCACATTATTTGTTTGATTTACGCGTGCTTTTATATTCTCAAGTGCTGTATTTGCCATGTACTCTATCTTGTAACTTGTGGGGTAACAGTAACGATACCCTCAACTACACGAGAGATAACGTTGGAAGAATTTGTTAATTCAACGTCGTATACGTAACGACCTGCAATCAAACTAGCGGATTGATTGGCTGTTAATGACAAAGTTACAACACCGTCCACCGGAGCGGTAGTAACGGTAAATGCTACAGAGTTAGAGGATGTAAAATGTTTTCTGATTTGCGCAGCCCCGGTGTATCCGGTGAGATCAATTGCTTGATCCTCATCATCCATAATATCAATAGAAACCGAAAACGTTGCGCCTTGATCTATAACGAGATTTGCTTTTGTAGCCATAGCTTAACCATGTAAGTTGAAGTATCTGGGGTATTTATACTATTAATATATCGATAGTATGCCTATTACATCCCTCACTTACTACAATAATATTTACGTTTATAGGTAAAATATTTAAGACATTTTTAATTGAATTTCATCAAAAAACTTAATCCTAGCGTCTATTGCATTAATAGCAGCTTTTTCTGCTTCGAACGCCTTTACAGGATCATTACCACAAAAGTATTCTACCATTTGCTCGGCTTTAGGGCCATGATCTTGCCCATCAACTTCGATGTGCCGGTCAAGGTAATAATAAAATTTAGGTGCCTCAACTGCTGATATATTCAATTGCCTTAGTATTCTTTTAAACATAAGAGGTATTACTGTCTCCCTCCCATAACAAAACGAAGAAGCGGTACAGTGAGGTCCACGCCGAATGCTCTGAAACGTAGTTTCAATAAATTCCGATGAAGCTTTAGGAATAATATTGAAATCTTTCTTGTCTAAAAATTCAATAATTTTAGACGCATCGGCTTCAATCTCTAACATAGCTTGCAGATATAAATCAAAATGACTAATGGATCCTTTACCATCCGGCGTCAAATCTGACTCTTCACAAAGAACAATTTCATTAATCATTCTTGCAATAGGACTACGCGTTCCTTGCGTCGGAAACCACAGTTCCGTTGATGGGCAAGCGTTATGCTGCAAAGTCTTAATTAAACTCATAAAGTCCCAAACAGCAAACACATGATGTTCCATAAAGATTCGCAAATCTTCGATTGTCTGTATGCTATTTGTGACTAATAAACTATGATTGGCAAGCTTTTGTTGTTTTGCTATAATCCGCGTAGTATCTATCATGTTGCAATAATGCCTGTTTCCTTTAATTCTACATCTGATCCAAATAACAACTTAAATGCAGCGTTCTGAATAGCGCCATACCATATTTTTTCAACTCTACAATTTTTAAGGAACACCTCTGTAGGAAAATCAATTGGACAAGAGCTCTTACACAGTCGTCTAACTTGGCAATCGGAACAGTGCGTCTTTTTTCTATCCAAAGCTAAAGATACAATTTTCACGCCTTTTATATTTGAGACATGTCCGCTGTTGTATTTTTCATGCGTGTGGGGGCATAGCCTGACATTACCCCTTAAATCCATACTTAATATATCTGATGCATCTGCTCCGCAGTTTGTGGTAATAGTGACTGGTATTTCGTGTTTGACGGACTGAGCAAATTTGAGTGCCCCTGTATCCCCATCAAAAACATTGGATTGTAAGATCGGTAAAGTTTTAGATCTGCCTTTTTCTTTTAACTGTAATATCGAGGCATCCATGTAATTCTTCATTACTGTTCTGAAGGCTTCTAAATTGTCTCCTTGGATTACATGGTCGGAGCTATTTTTTGAATCCGTTTCATCGTATGTTTTACCAAGTGTATAGCTTATCTTTGAATTTTTTAACCCATTATCTGTGGCTAGTTTATAAAAATAATCATTAATTAAAAACATATCAAAATTAGTATGGCTAACTACAGGATTAAAACTATATTGGAATTTTGGGTATAGAGCATCAAGTTGCTTCAACACATCCACTATTTGAGGACGTTTGAATATATCTTCTCCGCGAAGCGATTCTTGACCAGGCCCATCATGGCTTATTCCCATAGCCACAGTCGATTTCAACTGCTTGAAAAAATCCACGTGCTTTTGACGAAGAGCGCTACCGTTTGTGGAAATATACCAAGAAATTGTTTTGCTATCAAAGTGGGTCATAATTTTAACCATATCGTTCCAATAAAGGAATGGTTCGCCGCCCCACAATTCTATGCGTGTTAATTCTGATATGTCGAGATATTTTTCTACCGATTCCAAGAAGCCCGGCGTCCAGAAATTTTCAGGTCTTTCTGAAGGATCGCCAATGTCTTTTTGCATACAATACCCACATGAATAATTACATGCATGCCCAAGTAAGAGCCTTAGCCCTTTTGGTTTATTGGTTTTAGTGACGACTCCATTTTGAGCAGCTTGTTCCGCATACCAGTCTTCAGACTCTACCGGTGAAGCGGATAGAGGCTGTCCTTCTGCATTTACGAGCGCGTTTCTATCATTGTTGTAATAAAATACTTGACCTGTTTCAATAACTTCAAATTTGGCAAAGCTCATAATATACTCTCATAATTAATAATTATCGTCAATCGGGTGATAGTGAGATCTTAACGCGTTTGCTGCAGTTACATGTTGATTAATGTAGGTGGCTGTAACAATTGATGCAGGATCTGGAATCCCGGGCGCGGTCCACCCTGGAATTGGATCAGTATTAACGTTTCGCGCACTGGTACTCCCATTGTTGCCATAATCAAAAATTCTGTCATAATCCACATACTGGTGATAATGCCGATAGAACGTATATAACAGATTACTGAGGGTGATAAAATCTTGACGCTGTATTGTATTTCCTGCAACGAAACGTGCTCTGAGTTCTTGACGATAAGACAGAGCAACGCCAGTGTCCAGATTTTGCCCTGAGTCGTAGTTTAGTGGGAATCCTGCGTTTTGACTGGTTGATAATGGCATATAATCCTCCTAGAGCTATTTATTCCAATGTATAATTGGGATTACTTTTGATTGAGGTTTAACAAGACCGTATTGTGTGTGCTTAAACCCACTCTCTATCAACTTATGGTAATATTTGCAACTTGATCGTAGCATAAATTCTGGCACAAAATTAAAGTCTTTGTTAAACTTAAATTTTTGAACTTCATTAAAATAATCTACAAATTTTTGTTCTATAGCAGTGCCGGGAACAATCTCTTTGGCAAACTTATTATATAATTCTTGTTTACCAGTAAGCATTTCATACATTAACTCCGACGCGTTGAAGTCTTGATCTTTAACAAATGTAAAGAACGGATCCCAGTTTATATCTGTAGCATCATCGATGCTGTAGAAAAATCTATCGTTGTATAAGTGAATTGCTTCTCTGTATATCTGATATGTTTTATTATTATGACTTAGCACATATGTATTCTGATAATCGTACTTACCTTGCTCTAAGTCGTACCTAGCATTAGCATCGTCTCTTAAATCATGCTGAAGACAATTATACAATCCCCGATCATTCATCCAACCAACTATCTCTTCTACTTGCGGAGGCGTAGGATCATTTGTCGTACGAATAATTTTTATTTTAGCAATATCATACTTCGAAGCATAATCCTCCAACACTTCGATAATTTGTTTATTCTTATTTGTTTTTACGAGGAAGTGATCACTAAGACTAATATCTGCCATCCCCTTCAACGTAACATGATCCATTAATGTTTTACGGTGGGTAAGGATAGCATTATCCGTCATTCCATATTCAAATACACTTCCGTGCGATTTATACCAGTCAAAAATATACGGATGATTGAGGCGAAGATATGTTAGATCGTCGTTTGTACGTACGACGTAGAAATGATCAAACACATCGTACCACCTTGCTTCATCTCTTGATGTTATTATCGTGGGTATGTTTTGAATATAATTAGAAAACCCTTGTTTAAGCTTATCTTTAATGTAACATATCTGACAACCTGCATGGCATGTATACTTGTATGTGGGCGTAAAGTACAAGTCAAACGTAAGAGGGCTTAAGGAGTCTTCTCTTAAAAAATACGTTGTGTGATCTTGGTAATGTTCGAAATCCTCCCCTGCATAATTACTCATCTATTCCTACCCAATGAAGTAAAGATGGTTTTCGGTTCAATTTACTCATGTGCTTTACTAATACGTTGATTGTTTGGTAAAATTTTACACAATTGCCTTTTGGTTCTTCATCAAACATTTTGTAGAGATATTTAAGGCCGCAGTATTGTCTAGAGATGCATTTGACACAATCAGGGCGAATCAGGGAATCCTCATCCCCTTGTCTATAAAGCTCAATTCCATTTCTCCATTTGCCTACTCTAAACTCATCACGTTTATACTCAAGAAAATCAAACTCCGGATAGAGGTATCCATCCGGCCCAAGGATAACTTTACCGTGATTGTTAAGGTAGTGCTTATCAATTTCCGTATAGTTGCCATCAATGTAGCACACAACGCCATTTACATAAAGCGTATGCAGCATCTTAGAAAAATCATACATGAACCTGTCTAGATTCATTTCATCTAGAAGTACCTTAAACTTCTGACGGCCACGATAATGTCTTAAGGGAATAAGATTAACAACGTTGCAATGTAGAGTCTTACATGCATTAATAACTGCTGTAGACGATTCGATGTCCATTGCTCCAGGACTTGACACTGGTACAACAAACTGAAACAGGCAGTTTGTCTTTGTAGCATGCAATACTTTAGCAATAGCTTCTAAATCAACAGGAGCCCTGTTAATATCTTGAAAATTAAAATCGTAACTAAATGTAATCTGACCCTTGCCTGCCCACTTCTCAAAGAACCATGCGTTATCCGCAATAAGAGAGCCATTGGTAGTCATTGTAAATTTGCAACCTAATTTTTCCAAATGGGTTGATATTTTATCAAGAATAAAATCCATTTTCTTAGCGTAGATCATTGGCTCGCCACCATGGAAGCAAATGTACTCAATGGGATGACCGCTCTCTACAATAGCGTCCATGAAAGCCACTATATCTTCCACAGCAGTCGTCTTCATATTTTGAGAGCCAATGTCCTCCCGTATGAATGCTCTATCACAATACACACAATCAAAATTGCAAGTATCCCCTAGATAGATAACTACGTTTTTGACGTTAGTTAAATCCATAATTCTTTTGATTAAATATTATTGTAGATATTAATTGCAAATAGAATATTCTTATTTCTGGCGTATCTCCATCAACAATCTTAGTTGGAATTCCTTGACGTCCAGCAATTGCCTTGTATAGATCTACAGCTTCCATTTCTCCTGCGTCGTTTGTCTCGCCACTAATGTGCGTCCATATATCTAACATAATTTGCCTATAAGGCTTGTAGTGGGACTTCGTGCATTTACCCATCTCCGGCCTTTCACCAGTCCGCAGATATTCCAACATATAATCTGCCCCAGTAGCCATAGCCTTCTCTTCGCCATCTTGTTGTAGCTGAGCAAGTCTAATTTCAAACATTCTGTGAAATTGTTTCTTAGCAACATCAGCTTGTAAATCAAGATATAGCTTAACAATTTCTTGACACATGTCGTCGGGTCTAAACATACGAGGGCCTGTATCAATATTGCCGGCTGGACATTGGTAACACATGTTCTGATAATTACACGTCTTACACTTCTCCTCTATTTGAAACATTTCGTTGTACATCGCCTGAAATTTGGTATAGCGATCGACGTATACTTTATCATCTAGTATGTTTCCAAGGATTGTTTCGTGAGCAGCTGCTTTTTGATTCGTGAAGAAGTAGCAGCCCGAGAAGTCGCCAGACGCGTCAATTGCTATCATATCTGAGCCAACCATACAATTGTTATCTTGTTTTTCGCCAACTCCTTCACTAAACAATACAGTCAAATCCCTATACTTGTCTAAGCAATCGAACAACGCCTTACGCATTGTGTTCCAATTCTTTTCTTCCCATTTAATATAGCCGCGTCGAGAGTCAAGCACTAACGGATGCACAATTAATCTTTTAACACCTTTCGCATACAAGGCTTCTATAAAGTTATGTAATGTGTCGGCCGTCTCTTCTGATAGAGTGCAGCGGATAGTTAGTCTAGCCCCGACGTTGGGAATTTTTGTAATCTTACTTACGTTAGAAAGAATTGTATTTAACTGATCTTGTGTAATGTCCCTATAATCTTTCTCAAGGTCCATTGTATCTAAGCTAATCAACATGTACGTATATCTTTTGCTAAAATACATGTTAATAAAATCATCGTCTAACAGCAATCCGTTAGTGCAAATAGAAACTCCCGTACCTGTATACCCAACCCAATTTGAATTTAATTCTTTGTCGTGCGTGTTAATAAAATCTCTAATTAACGGCTTATGGATAAGAGGTTCGCCTCCAAAAAATTGAAGGATTTTTAAAGGACGATCGTTAATATTTTTGAGCCAGTCGTATGCTTTTTTTACAGACTCTACTGTAAATCTACCATAATCTTTATTGTGTTGCTCATAGCAATAATTGCAGCTAAGGTTGCAAGCGTTTGTAAGAAGAAGATTCATGTGAGCTAAACTACCAAACAAGTGTTTAGCTTCACTAAAGCGCTTTACTTGTTCTTCTTCTGATGGGATAATTGAGATTAGCTTGTTTTCTTTTTCCAAGCCATTGGGAGTAGTAATTGTACTAACTGTAGTTTTTAGCGTTCCGTCAGGTAATTGAATTACAGATGCAGCATGTCCCGCAATACGATCTTTTTGAGCATCATTGAGCGTTCTGTATATGTTTACTACATTCACTTGGTTCATTATGTGATGGCTTCCCTATAGCGAGCCGCGTTGGCATTGGCATTGGCAATTGCTGTTGTAGTCGTCAGTAAACGTATGGCCATGCGATACTAAAGTATCTACAATATCCAACATTTGAGTGAAATGAGCTGCTGTAATTGTTTCGCCGGCCGCCTTATCCGCTGCGGCCCCAACGCCTGAGGTAAACTGACTGGTATTATCTGCTACCATTTTATACTCCTAAAAGAAGAGATTCTATTGTTATTTTTCTATCATCTGATATTATATATGGCTTCGTGAGGTCGTAACAATCGAACGTAACCTTGATATATCCCATACCAGGCTGCTTTTTAACTAGGATGGTATTACCCTTTATTTCCGTATCCCAAGATGACTTTACTGTAAAATAGTTATTAAGTAAACAACTATTCGTTTTATGATATATTAACGAATTATGACCAATCTCTATCTTGAGATAGTCTTTTTCAACAACCAATGTATTTGCCACATATTCGCAATCAACCCTAGGTTCAAAAGCAAACCTTACTATATTACCGGTTTGGTCGTGAGTTGATGAAATGGTGCGCTCATTTGTATTCATGCTAACGCCGGCATGGCCAGAAATAATGTTATGGTTGCACATTAACACATATCCATTTGTTTTTGCCAACCGAAAAGCTATAAAAAAAGTAAGAACGTTGATTTGTTCGTTTTGCCCTATATCGTCTATGCCATCAAACACTTTAAGCTGGTTGTCCTTCCCCCGCACAATATACTGGGAGTCTTTCAACAGCGTCGTTTCGCTTGTCGGGTCCTGTTTATTTAATATAAGGGCTAATGATACCCATTCATACTCATCTAACGCGCGCTCCATTAAATCAAGGTCAAGAATCCTTGTGTTGTCAGGTGTGCGCATTTGAGCAGGTAAAAAAGATCTAGTAATTAATACGTCATTTCCGTCTTGCAAAAAAACAAGATTAGTAATATCTTTATCAAACTGACGTAGTATGGGGCCCTGCTTATACTCTCCGGCAGCTTTGCGTAGGGATGGAAGAAGAAGTCGAGTGTTAGCAGGCACTACTAATGTAGATCCGTTTTGATCTACAAATGTACGGTTTGTATTATTAATGGCATTAGATACCCCATCCCACTGGGAAGGTCTATTTGTTGCTCGCATAAAAAGCCAATGTTTCATAATTGCTGTATATACTCCAAAACTTCTTGTTCTACACTTCCATCAAAAAAAACATCATATATGTGCTTATTATTTTTCATCCACTTATTGTGAGCATCGCAGATTGTATGACCCTGCATAGCTCGTATTCCCTCATGCTCCTCCATATGGTCTACTTCATATTCTGTCTCAGAGACAGTCCATCCAACAAAGATATCTACATTCGAGGGTTTTGTTGTGTTATGAGGAAAGGTAATAACAAGTTTAGAATCCCCGCCCTTAATTTCAGCAAATGTTTTAGCATACACGTCATCAAATAAGTGACTAAAATGAACCATGGTTCTTTCATTTTCTGCAGTAGCATCGACGGCCTCACTATACTGACCTTGTTTTACTAAAGCACTAACTTCTTTTCCATATAGCCCAGGATTGCTTATAACATGATTAACCATATATTCATATACATTCTCCGTGCCCAACCGGTTATACTGCTGCTCAATCATTCTTAAGTTAGTGGGGGTGTTTGTTTGCTGCTTTATTTTGTAGGCGGATTGAGATTCAATTGGATAATTTAATAATATAATCATTTTTATTATCTTGACATTAACACTTCTACAACACTTTCTATTGTATTTTTGCAATTTAATTTGAATGTATCTAGATTGCTGTTGTTGTTAATATTAGCAGCAACCTCTACAATGCGCGCTTTATCAAACATGGTATCGTTATACTTCATGGTAGTTATAGCATCTTCTATACTGCATTTTGGCGTCATTCCATCAACATAATTATTTACCCACCAAGATGTTTCATATGTCTTTGGCCGGCTGATTGTAATCATAGCATCAAACATATCATTGTATTTAAATTTAGTTGATAAAGGACATTGCACAAATACAACATTATTACTTTTTAAAAAAAATGAATATGTCGACATAGTCTTTATATCCTCAGATATAAAATTCATGTGTACATCAAACATTACGTTTTTTATAGTCTCATATGTAGTATAATTTTGTGACATATATACAACCAATTTACTGTATCTGCTGTCAAAATTAAGCTTATTCCATGTTAAAATTTCTGCTTGATGTTCTGGAGGCAACAATGTTATTTCCGGTATTGGAAGAAACGTGTCCTCCATTATTCCCTCGCGGTCATAATTAAATATGGTATATCCTAGCTGCCGGACTACCGTATCAAACTCTGTTTTTCCGCTGGCCGCCATTCCGACTACCCCAATAACGGTAGCTGATCTGCGCAATGCCTGGATTCGTAAGTTGTAGTCGTAGTTACTCATATATAACTTTAAGGTCCTGAAAGTTTTTTGGTTTTACACTATTTGAGCAAAGGGACAAAAAGTGATTGCGTATTCGTGTATTTAGGTCGACGTCTTTATCCCATTCCGCAAGATCTTGCGGCACGTATGTAGTCTTTTTTTCTTGAATTATATTATTTTTCATATATGTTGACCAATCGTATTTTGTAGTAAACTTATATGCTCCGGGCGTATAGCTGATAGTCTTTAGCGAAGATGCAACATACACAATTAAATCATCCCGTATAGCATCTTCCCCAAATTGTTCTGCACACCATTGCTGTAGAGCGAAGTAAAACGTACTAATGTTTAAATATACAATCATGTTAAACAAAGGACCAGGAAGACTTCTTACTTGAAAAGGAAAGTTTTCAGGTAAATCGTAGTATTCAAAATCGACAACTTCATCTTGTTGTAGCTTTTTTAGGCCCTGAGTTTTCATAGTCTGCAAAAGTTGATTTTGTACGACGGTCATCTTATTGTTACCATACAAGAAGGTTTCCCAGAACTTTCTATAAAAAGTACTATGATTGATACCGCTAGAGGCAAGATATTTTGTAATCGGTTGTAGTATTTGTCCTACTTCTGTTTGTAAAATAATGTGATCAAGAAGAAACATATTAAGCCATTCTTCTCTTGTATATGAGCTAGTTTCAATTACAATTTCAGTGGGCTCCATCCATTCAGGATCGATTACTAAATGGCGGATACCAACAGGCTGCTCATCCAATTTCTTTTTAATAATGACAGAGCCTCCATCTACTGTGCTCCTCATACCAAAGCTAGTTTTAAGACTTTTAATGCTGAACCGTTTACGGTATTCCGGTTTGGATGCTGGGGTTGTTGGTAGAAGGTGCCATATGTATCGACGGCCAAACGTATCTAACGTACAGGAATAATCCAAAGCTTCATAGTAGCTATCCAGCGTTGCGCCAGGCAGACCAAGAATCATCTCTAAACGTATCTTGCCGCCAAACTTATCTCTAATCTTTATATAACTTTCTAATTGAATTTTCCAATCTTCATCTGTTCTGTCAATATTTTTTAGCACTTCTCTATTTAAATCTTGAACAGGAACTTTGTAGTCAGATAACATCCCGTGCTCTGCTGTTAACGATTCAATAAGATATACGTTTTGTTTATTTACCTTTGACGGACCAAAGAAGTACATTACGCTAGGAACATTTGCATTTCTTTTCCATTCACAAATACGTTTAATTATATCAACATCGCGATCGATTATTCCAAAGTTGGCATCCGTAAATGAAAAAAAGAATGGCTGAACATGTTCCATTATAAAGTTGATATCTTTCATAACCATATCGGTTGGTTTGAAAGTGACTTTGGAATTAATTCCTCCCCCCCACTCACAGTATGTGCAGCCAAACGGACATCCTCGAGATGTTTCATAAGCAACATACAACTTTTTATCTTCTATTTTAGCTTTTTGAATTCGTCTGCTAAGATAATGTATATTACGTTCGTAAATATTAGATGGCCATTTAAAGTCTCGTTTGTAGAAGCTAGCAAACGATTCCTTCCACATTCCCTTGTCGGGGTATATGCAAAAAGGAACTTCTGATAGATTGGGAGTAGGCTGTTCTAATTGATAAAGGTACTCAGTGATAAAAATTTCACCATACCCATCCTCTTTACATACTGCATCGATAAAGTAATTATCTTTAAAGTAATTAATATTTTCTTTGTATGTAATATGAGGACCGCCAACAACAATCTTACAATTGGGAAGTTGCTTCTTAACTTGCTCTGCTACATGTAGCGAAAGTCCTACGTTCCACACGTATAGAGAGAACCCAACAACGTTAGGTTTGCGGGTTACTATTTCAGTTACAAGTTCGTCAACATGGAAAGCAAAAGACTCAGTGATTGGGTCTAACCATTCCCACTGAGTCTTGCTTTTATTGTTTTCTTCGAAATAAGATTTGAATGATAGCCACGCATAATCTATTCCAAGAACCTCTGCGGCCATGGAATAATTCACAAATTGTATTTTCATATCATAGGATTACTGCTTCAACAATCCCTTCACTATACTCATTATGGTCGGTCAAGGCAACAGCAAATACGTGGTCATATCGTACTTGAGCTGTGCCGGGAGCTGCAGGAGCATGCGCTGGTCCTAAAGAATCTCCTTTTTTTACAATTCCGTAAACGCGGACAGGAACACGGCCTTTAAGAGCAACATAGGTTCCACCTTCCAAGTCCTTGTTCATCATAAATGCTGGATTTTCTGATATAACCCCAATTGGTCTTGTTCTATCACTACCAGTAGATGCTGTGACTTCTTTTTCACCACCAACACTTATTACGGTGCCAATTGGATATTCAGCGTCGGCCAAATACTTTTCAGCCAAGTCGGCGTACCGAGCAGCTGTCGCTGTGCCAGTCATAACATTAGCAGAGAAGTTGCCAGAAGCATCACGCGCAACAATTGAGTTGCCTGTGTTTGTTTCCGTGGCAGAACGGAAAGTGCCTCCATATAATAAGAAGTTGGCATTTTGCGCAACTCCATTCAATGTAGCAGTAACGACGTTTGCACTAAAGCTGCCGGAGGCATCCCGAGCCACTACCGTACTTGCGGTAGCAGCATCTGTTGCATTTACACTAAGCGATCTGTCTACGGATAGAGCGCCGCCTCCAACTAAATAAGCTCCAGCACTAATACTACGAGAGCAGGTATTAGCATTACCACTTACACTACCAACAATAGTTGCTGTAAATGTAGCTGCACCAGTAACTGCCATTGTGTTAGAGAATGTTGCAGCTCCTGTTACGCCTACGGTGTTTGAGAAAGTAGCAACGCCAGTAACTGCCATTGTGTTAGAGAATGTTGCAGCTCCTGTTACGCCCACGGTGTTTGATAAAGTAGCAGCGCCAGTTGTACCTAAAGTACCACCCAATGTTGTACTGCCGCCTACATAGAAGCTGCTTGATACGTTTGCTGTGCCAGTAACTGTCAAAGAAGCGTCCGGAACAGCATTGTTAATACCAACCCGGTTGTTAACAGCATCAACAAACATTGTACTTGAGTCAATGTTCGTATTGGTTGTACCAGTTACAGAAAACACGTTTGCAGCAACTGTGCCAGCATTAATAGTCGTAGCGTTAATGGTTGTTGTGGTAAACGTACCTGAAACGTTTGCATCTCCGTTAACAAAAAATGCTACTGTGGCGGAAGCTGCGTTTATAGAGAGACGATCATTAACGGCATCGATTACCAGCGTATCTGTGTCAAACGTCACATTGCCTGTGCTAAACGAAACAATATTACTGAACGTTGCATTACCTGTAACATTTATAGTGTTAGCAAACGTGGCTGCACCAGTTACTGTAAGAGTATTAGAAAATGCAGCAGTGTTTGTTACGGTTAAGTTTTGTTGAACGGCAGCGTTACCTGCCACTGTAGCGTTCTCAGTAACAAAAAGGCCTTTGCGAGCTCGTAGGTCTTGTATAACCGCCATTGTTTTTCCTTATGCTATATCAATTAAATAATTGTTGTTCTTGCTACTTTAAATGTGGCATTTGTTGTTGGAGTTGCTAGCAATCTTACATTGCCGGTGTTTATATCGGCATCAAATGTACAGAATAAAGTAACTGAATTTGCTATACCATATTCTGTAATGAATACAGTAGACCCATCGTGGGTCAATAGTATTTCGGATGCCTGATAGCCAGTAGTATTATTTTTTACTTCTATTACATACTTTGATGTTCTGTACGTTGTTGCTGAATAAGAATCAACAACTGTTTGTCCGGGAGTTGTGTTAGTGTAAGCAACAGTATTAGATTGAATTGTTAGTACGCTACCAATGTTTACCCGAGTAGTGATACTTGCTGTATTAGAAACGGTAAGTGTATTTGCTACAGTAGCGTTGTTAGATATATCTAATGATGTACCAAATATTAACCACCGCCCGCTTGTATTTCCTAATGTTACTCCATTAGCAGTTGGTAGTGTGTCGCCATTAAAAGTAGCTGTGTTGGAGGCGTTAAAAGAATTAGCCCATATATTCCAGCGGTTGCTTGTATTGCCAAGTGCTCGACCTGAAACATCAGGTACAAAGTTGCCTTGAACATTGGCCGTAAATACGATACTTCCCCCAACACTCAAATCTCCAACAACGTTAGCGCTACCAAAAACAAGAAGGTTTTGCTCTATGTCTGTGTTACCGACAACCAGTAACCCATGCTCTGCTTTAAATTTTGTATTTCCAGTGGCCATATTGTTATGCTATTAAAGATACGTTTAAAATAAGCTCGGAATTGGGAGCGGTTTGATTGAATCTTAATATTGCATGAGTTGCATTAGCAGATATACTATACACCCCTAAGTTTGCTGATGTTGGAGAATGTAGCGTCGCATACTCCGTTAAAAAAGCATTGGTGCCATCTGCCACTATTAAAATTTTTGATACCCTAACGTTCGCCCCATTCTTGACTACAGAGGTTATATCGCCGCCTTTATAATTAGCAGTAATCCAATTATAAACGGTAATTGGAGATCCAGTAGTAGCTCCGATGTCGCTATTAGCTACATGGGTTTGTATTCCCTCCATTCCCCCTGCCCCATGCCGCCACTCTCCCATCATTGTTATGTTGTCTGTTATTTCTACAGAACCTGTAAACAATGTATTGGAAGTGATGTTAACAGCATTAGAGGTGATGTTAACAGTGTTGCTGGAAATTGCTAATGTATTGCTTGATATGTTTGTAACAGCAGAGGCAAGTGATGTATTGGCGCCTGTAAAGCTAGCATTACTTGTAATAATTAATCTATTTCCACTAATATTAACGTTAGCATTGAACGTCGAATTAGAGCTAACGTTAAGAGTTGGTCCTTGAACAAACATTGTTACAGCATTTATTGATGTAACGGTATTTGTAATTATTACATTGGCAGAAAAAGATGCATTGGCTCCAGTAAAGCTAGCATTGCTTGATATAGTCAAATTAGCAGCTGCATTGACGGTACCTCCACGTAAAGCAGTTCCTACTGCTACTGTATTGGCGCCAAAGATACCAATTAAAGTTGTATTACCGGTTGTATTAGCTCCATCATTAGAGGAGTTGGCAGTAACTACTTCAGATCCTATTGCTGAAATTACTTGATTAGTTTTTGTAATAAGAGACGAAAATGTGTCTGTAGCTATTACAACGGAATTTATACTTTTTGCCATTATTTGTTACCGGTAATTAACTGAGTTAATAATTTTTTAATATCCCCAATATCATTCTTGAGGGCGTTCACTTCATCAACTACTTTTGTTAATGCAATATCTTTTGCACGGGCATCTCTATATGCTTGAAGTGAGACATTATCTATATTTAGAATAGCTCTAGCCTGTCCTGGAGTATCATCTTTCATATATCCTGGAAATTCAGTCTTTATCATGCAGACACCGCAATTGCTCTTATATCATTGACATGGGGTACGCGATACTCTGTGGCAGATAATAAAACAATTTTGATTGCAAAGGTTTTATATCCATCAAAAGCAGAGTAGGAGGAATTGTAATAACGCACAACGTTGTTATTTTGAATATTAATAAACCCAGAATTTTTCTCAGTAATTTTATCAATACGCAATCCTGAAGAAACCATGCTTGCGTTAGAAACAACATCTCCTATTGTAAGCGTACTTGTATTTGCTGTTGTTACAATCGATACAATATGATTATTGGGGAAGTTTGGTTGATATACTTTTACCAAATCATTTACTGCTATTTCAGTATTAACTGTAGCTCCAGTTCCCGTTATAACAGCACTACCATTTGTGGTTGTATATAACCCAGCTGTCGTAGTACCTGTTTGGTAGTATGGAATTTTGTATTCTAATTCAACAATGTCATTGCGATTAAAAGGATTACTTAATACATTACTGCTTGTTATTAATTCAAGCTTAGTCCAGTCTTTATCATCAAATGGATCTGGATCCACGTTGTTATGAAACTTACCAAAGACAATTATATCTGTATTTGCAGGTTTGTAAGCACTCAAATATACACGAACATCTTCAGCATCCTGGCCATCGGCCAACACAATACGCTTAGAGATATATTTGCTAATTGCATTTCCTTGAGAACGATATTCGTTAGTATAGTCGTTATTTACATCATATCTCGTTACAAATGCATCAAGGTTTTCTTCTTTGACAAAAGGAGACGTATAGGGATTAGTGCTATTAAAGGTCAATTCAGACTCAAAAGATTTGGCATTATTAAATAGAGTGGCTGAGTTGACAACCTCATTGGATCTAGCTGCAAATACAGCTGGATAACTATCTAAAAATTTAATTTGATTAATTTCTGCGGTAACTTTATTAGCTCCAGCAGTTCCGTAAGTAGAATTGGCTACATTAAAAGCAACATTTGTTGATGTACCGGCTGGCGTAAATATGGTGTAGGACGGTCTAACATACCCTGCTTCAAAATCGTCAATTGATTCAATCTTACAGCTAGCTTCCGAATCAACCCCTTTTATAAAGGAATTAGCCGTAAAACGTACAGTAGAGTTAGCTGTAGAGTTTTCTAGTGTTATACGTTCTGCCAATCCCTTTACGTCATATACAGTAGCCACAGGGGTTATAATATAATTGGCTGTACCATTAGAAAAGGATGGAGCAACATCAATCGTAAGGGATGTATTGTTTGCAATAGAGACCACCGCACGAACGTCAGCATTACCAACAGTTCCGTCCGTAATTACAAACTTATCTCCTACTTGTAAAGTGGATGTAAAGGAAGTGCCTGTTCCAACAATAGTAACAATAGAGCTATTAGCAACAACGTTTCCGGTACTTGGAGCATTGTTTTGCCAAACATACTCTCCGCCTTTAAAATTACCAGAAATACTATTAGCGTAGAATTTAATAAATTCATTACTATTATTTTGAAGCTTAAAGGTACTAGCAGTAGAAGTAAATTTAGCTATTTTTAAATTAAATTTTAGATCAGCATCTTTTAAAGAAGTTAGTTGTTTACCGTTGGTGATGGTATAAAAGAATCCATCTACCTTGCCAGAATTAACTTGGGTGCTGTTAGTTGTGTTAAGAATGTTTTCTCCAGCCTTATTCCACCAAAGACCAAAATCATTATCGCTACCATCGAATTTTACTAAGATAGCATAATTTTGAGTTGTCTTAACAGGAACGGGGAAGTTAAAAGAAAAAGTCGTAGCTGTAGAAGCTGTATTAGATTCGTATACATTATCATATTCTCTACGAGCTACTTCAGGAAAAGCTTGATCCAAAACAGGTATCTCATTATCTACTGGACATATATGTACGGAAACTCCAGGCTTATAAATGCCAGTACTAGCTTTACCTATTACAGGTTTTGTCTTAAAATATAAATCAACACTTGTAATAAAGATGGTATCTGCTTGTCTAACAGCATCTTTGTCAATATAAAACGTTTGTGCTAAATCAAATTCTGATGCCATTTATTTTTCTCCAAATCCTGCTTGGAACTCTTCTTCCGTGGGTCTGTACGCTTCAATATTAATATAATCTACAGCATAAGAAAACGCATCAGTTACGTAACTAGTAGCCAATACTGCTTGATTTATATTTGCTATTACCAATTGTTTTTTCCCTGCCAAAGAATTAATAAGACTATAATATTCTGATAATTCTGTAGTTAAATTAGGTAAGTTGGAAGTGTAATAATATACTAATTCCAGCTTACCATTACTATCGCTAATAAGAGGATCCCCGAGCTTCCCTCCAATAGGTTTAAATTGTGTGTTAGAAACTAGTTTATTTTCAAAGTACAAGTAATGATAGGTCAATGGAAGTAACCCGCTTACACTAATATTAAAGGCCTGATCCCTAACTACAAAAACAATCTGAGGTTTACGTGTTGGCATATTAGATTTTACTCTCTGTCATGATATTATTTATCACTTTATTTTTCCGGTTGAAGTACGTTGGACGATTTACTTTCAATAAGTTTTCCTAACTTTGATATTGTTCGTAACAATACAAATACTAGAATTAACATTATTCCTTTTCCAAAACCAGCTGGCTTTTTACTTGGCCCAAATACACGTTGCCATACACCAACTACCTTACAAATTGGAACGCCTACCATAGCAATCATTTGACCTGTTGTATTGTTCTTATTCAATACGCCCATCTTAAATGCCATGTACTCGGCCCAAGGAGTAGCAATTTCTACTGCCCATTTTGTAGACCAGGCTTGCGCTGCTTTACTGAAGTCCTCATCGTTTAGCCAAGGTATCATTTTAGGACCTTTACCGCTCATCCAGTCCACCACGATTTCAGCCCAAGCCCTATATCCATTGTAAATGTCTGGATGAGTCTTCACAAGCTGAGCTCCAAATGCTTGGTCGGCTTCGTATATTTCTTTACTGAGTAAGCCAAGTTCATATAACTTAGTACATATAATCTTACCAGGACCTCTGCCAGGCAATATGCCAAAAAGCCAACGATCTCCATCCCCGCCACCACTTTGAGGATCGGGAATGATTTGTACCTCTCCGCGGGCTAGTAATCTAAACGTTCCAGGAGCAACAACCACTGAACCACTATAGTTTGTTTTATTACCATCGGAATTTACTGTAGAAGTAGCTAGTTCTTGTTTTACAAGAGTCTCCTCTACGTATGGCAACATTAAGGAATTGTTTGCAAAAATAGCTGCGTTGGTTGTAGCATTTGTTCTATCAAATACAAGATTTAAATTGTATTGCTTAGAGCGAGGATGCAATTCACTTAATGATTGTTCAATTGTAGCATTAAATTCTTTGCTTGTTGTATCTACAACCGTGTAGTCATCAAAGTTGTCAACAAAGAAACCATTTTTAAATCTGTTAATGGCTGGATTAACAGAGCTTGGAATAATTAAATCTTTTACTTTAGTTTCTAATAAATTTAAGCTGACATAATATTCAAGCTGATTGACTCGTTTTTCTAAAACGCCAATATCAGCCATATTATAAGACTTGGATTGAGTATTTTCTTCAAATTGAGTTGTGGTAATATTAGCGCTGTAAAGAGAAAGTCGCTTGTTGATTTCTCCTGATTCGTTACCGGCATTTTTACTTGCGATAGTAACGTTTGTGTTACCCAAAACCATTGGCAAAGATGGATATGGGTTTGTTGTTACAATGGCAAGGGTGACACTATCAGCTGGTTTACGGGGAGGACGGGGATTGTTAATAACTGACGAACCCTCCAACACTTCAAACGAACCATCTTTTTTAGCAATAACTCTATCTGTTCGAGACAAGTAGTATTCCGCATCAAAGGATACTTCAGAATCTGGAGCAGGAAAGAGTTTATCGTTGCTATTAAAGCTCTCCGTATTTGCTGGGTTAATCGGAGCTCCCCCAACTGTGTTTGCAATAGCTACTGTATTTGCTACGTAAGGACGAAAATCAAATGTATCCCGTAAATCAAAATACTTTTTATCAGATGTTATGACTTCCGGAATCTCAAGAGTATTAACAGTATTGCTCGATGCTGCTAATGTTAATGTATCATTAATAGAATAGGAAGATACTGTTAAGAAACCTTCAGCGGATGATGTGTAATTATCAAGTTTTACTAATAGCCATTGGGTACCCGAAATGCCTAAAGTTGATGTGCCTTTCTTGACAAGATAAGACTGGCCATAAAAATTACCATCATGTCCTTGATCAATATAAAAATGTTTGGTAACATCTAAATCAGCTGCTGTATTACCAAAGTAAACATTTTTAAGACGTACAGCATCTGGTAAACCTAAACACCACGGACCTGTAGAGCTTGCAGAGTTGTTTCCTGTATAGATTTTAACATAACTATCCCGTTGTACTGCTTTTGTAGATTCTGTTGCAGTGGAGCGACGTACGTTATAAGTAACAGCTGCATTTGTTGGAGCTGCTAAAGATTCATTTAAATGAATCTTCAATGTTGTGCTACTGCTTCCTGTATTAACAACGCGAGCACTTCTTGTAGATAAAGGAATTGGATAAAAAGCAGGAAAGAATTTTTTAACTTTTGTAGTTGTATTAGCAAAGCTAACGTTGGCATCGATGGAGATTGAAGATGAGTTAGTAATTCCTGTTATACATCTTACATCAGAAACTGTATTGTTTGGAGCCAGTAATATATAATCTCCAACTTGCAAATCTACAGTAAAAGATGTACCAGTGCCAGTTAAATTGTTTGACGTTGTTAGGGTTGCAACAGAACCTGATAGATTAGCGGCCGCTTCAGCATTAGCCAAAGGAATAACAATTACGTCTTCTTTTTCATTAGAAGTTAAGCTAGTATCGGCTGTGTAGGGAAATTGTTCTCCTGCGGAAATCAATGTAAGAGTCAACATACCATTAGCAGCAATTGTTGCTGCCTCATTTGTCGTTCTATATGTAAAGCTAACGCCATTTGCTACTTTAACAGCTTTTAGTCCTGTAGTAAACAAAAGATTGTTGTTGTCGGTATCTTTTAAAACAGTTTCGTTTGCAGTAGTGGACGCATTATATTCTTGTACTGCATCACATATGCCATCATTGGTGCCATTGTAGTACAACGCTCTGACATTCTTAAATGCATAACCAACACCCATTTTAATATCAAATAGATACAAACGATAAACAGCAGCTGCTGTACCTGGCTCCCCAGATTCATACACAAGAGAACGCATGCGAGCAGTACCTATTTCGGAACCAGCTGGAGTAATGCTTGTTCCGGTAGGGAATGTAACACTGCCAACAAGGTTTGTAACAGCACTGCGGAGACTAACAGTATCTCCAGATTTAAATCCAAACACACCAGCTAAATTATTAACGCGTACATAGTTGCCATAGTTAGCAGTAATAATTTGGTTTGTTTTTATTAAAGTGTTTGATGACTTTTTAATATCTAGATATGTATTTTTTAAAGTTTGAATCCGCTCACCAGAAATGTAAGCAAGACCTGGATCTACTAGAACACTATTATGGGTTACGTTAGCTGTATCTTGATCTTTTGTAATTACTAAAAACTCATCAACAACAAAGTCGCCATTAGTTTCATTGGTACGACGAGCAAATTCTTTACCTAAAGTATTGTAAACTGTGTTACGATTTTCTTTATATGGCTCTCCATTTTTAAATTCTACTAATGCAAAGAATTCTACGTTTGCAGCTGCATTAGCTGAACTTAACGTTATGAGTTCCGGAACAAGTTTTAATCGATCAGCACCAGGGGCTGTATAATTTGTTGTACCAAGAGCATTATCATACAACGTATCATCTGTATAAACGTTTACAGTGGCTTCAGTTGTTTTAAATCCTACAACTACGTTATTAGGCGAGCTTGAATATTTGTCAACGACAATGACTTGAGGATCGACGCGGAGGAAATATCCTTTTTGGTAGATAATACCTTCTGTGGTAGCAAAGGCATATCCATTACCAACAGGAGCGGTGAAACTATTATTTGCAATTAATATCTGAGCTTTATAATTGAGAGCTGTTAAACTTAATGTACTAATAGAAGCAGTGTTATTAGTCGGCTTAATTGTTGCATAAGGAGCAATTACGTAATTATTACCACCCGATTGAACTGTAACGCTTGTTACAACTCCCAAAGAGTCTGTTGTAACAATACCAGAAGCTCCACTACCAACTAAGCTTACTACGTTAGCAACGGCTCCTGAAGAACCTCCGGTCACGTTGTAGCCAGGTGTAAACGTCCATTCAGCGCTATTTGCTGATGTGTTTGCTAAATCAGCATTTAATGGTTTGATTTGTAATACAAGACTATTAACAATAATGCTATTATTTACTCCAATAATTGTAGCTTGAGCTCCTGTAGTAGCTTGAGTGATTGTTTCTCCATTTGAGAACGAACCGGAGGAAGTATTGACACTAAGAGCACTTACAAAAACAAGACCATCAGAGTTAGAAAAATTCAAACCCCCATTATTAACATTAACACTATAAAGAGGATAATCTGTACTATAAACGGTTAGAGTTTGACCGTTAGCAAATGTAGATGTGTTTCCTGTATCAGAACTATTAACATATTGGAGATATAATGTATTTAAATTTGGGTTGGTTTGCTGGAATCCAGAAACGCTTTCTACAACTCGAGCCACAAGATTTGAAGTGTTTCGTACAAAAAGACTTTCATAACCTGTAGGGTTAACAGGCTGACCATCTACTTGTAAGTCAGCAATTTTAATATATTGATAATTTGGAAGATACCTAAAATTGACGCCACTTATAATAGTGCCGCTTTTGAATACATGATCTCCAAAGCGTTCAATTTGCTTTTGGAGAATGGTTTGAAGTTGGTTTAATTCGCGAGCTTGTACAGCAACACTGGGCTTAAACAAAATACTGTAAAAGTCTTTTGTCTCTGTATAGTCGTCGAAATATGGACTACTGGAAAGGTTTGTTTCGAGTGGCATAGGTCCTCTTAGAACTTCATAATAATCTTAATAACTTCTGTTTGGTTATTAGATCTGGAAATTGAGTCTGTGTTTTCTATATATAGAACTTCTCCAGAACCTATTACAAGATCGGGAGGAAGTTTGGATGTAATATTTGCTGATGCAGAGCTTGTGTTACCGATTAAATCAATAGTAGGATTAAACGTACCACGCTCGTCAGTTAAAAATATATAGTTGCTGTCAATAGAATGGAAAACAGCGTTTGTAGTAGATAAGTCTGTTTGGTACACGGGTTCGTCTGCTTGAAATGTTCCTGTTACAGTGCTATAAGTATATTTGGCTCGTTGATCAAACGTATTAAAGTTCTTGGTGATATTATTTATCTGATAACTAGAAACGTTTGCTGTGGCATTGGAAGTTGCCCCAGTCACAATTTGACCAGTAGTAAACGTACCTGTTACGTTGGATAATCTTAAAGTAGATCCAGAAAAATATGTGACAACTCCGGAAGCGTTTGTGTTGGCCTGACTCACTATTTCTTCATCAACATATGCTCCAATAACTGAAGATAAAGCAAATTCAACGTTAGCGAATAAAGGATCTTTTAAAATTCCAATTGTTCTAAAATCATTAGTTGATGGAATTGTATTAGCTTCAGTGTTAGCAAACGATACACTAAATCCTAGATACTTACCTCCAAGCTCATATTCTGGGTCAGCTCCATGACCACCCTTTGGTCCAATAATTACACTAAGACTCGCAGCATTTGAAACTCCTCCCGTATTACCTACAACGGTGGCTGTAGCAAAAGAGTAATTCTGGCCACGCTCAATAATTTCTACCCGATAAATGGAATTACCAGAAGATGTGTTGACAAGAGCTCGAGCTTTGGCGTTACTGCCATCTCCAAGAATATTAATGGATGGAGTTATTTCGTAGCTTGAAGTTGTATCAGGAGCTACTGTAAATGCTGTATCAATAGTAGCTACTTTATCTGTTCCAATAACAGCATAATCTACAATCTTACGTATTTGACCTAACCCAGTCCCAGTACTAATGTACATAAAACTATCATTGTAGAAATCATTATTTGCACTTGCTCCGCTTGCAAGACCATACTTGGTCGTGTCTCCCCCAATACGAAGATTTGTTGCCTCAAATGTATTAGCAAACGAAGAATTATAATTTGATCCTCCGCTAGAAATTGTTATAACGTCAATAGCTCCGCTAACAGCATTGGCTGTTACATTAGCATTGGGAATTACAGGAATAAAATCTGCTGTTGAAAATTTATCAAAATCATTTTTAGAAATACTATACATGTATTTCCACACATATCCATCACTTGTACTATAATATTCATCATCAGCTGCAGTATCAGCAAATTCCGGCCGTTGAGTAGATGGAGCTCCTCCATTATTATCTAAAACTTTAAAAACATGATATTGGGCTGCGGCATCGGTCAATACATAAAATGCTGTATTAGATAAATCTACATTACTATCATATTTGGTATATACTGTGTTGCTAATCCAATCATATCTACTAATCATTATTTTAGCATCATCTGCTGACACTCGTTTTCCAAAAATCATATTTCGGAAAGAGTCTACATCTATTTCTTGTATGCTATTTATTGGCGAAGGAACAATAGCGTCTCCATTAGCATAAGAAGTATGTCTACCCACAAAAACATAATAGGCATTGTTAGCTGCTTCGGATATAGATTCTCGCAGTTGTTTTGCGTTATTTAATCTAAAATAATCGGTTATAAGTTGTTTGGCCATATTAGGTATCTAGTGTAATACTAATGTAAGAAACGTTTGCTACTGCCCCTGAGTTTGCTCCTGTTACTAAAGAAGAGGAAACAAAATTAGAGAATGTATTTGTTACACGTAATGTATTTATGGAGCTTGTTGCAACGTATGTATTGGTAGCATTTGTTACAGAAGCTGTATTAGCATATGCATTGGAGGTTACGCCATATACTATAGTATTTGTATTCCAACTACCATCAACGAGTCGTATTTGCACTTGAGTGCTGTTAGCTACGAATACCGTACCATTAGCAGTATGAATGCCTCCCATTACATTTGCTTGATATACAACTTCTCCTACAGCAAATGAGCCAGTTACCGTATTTCCTTGCTGTACGTCGTTTATTGTCAGGGTTCTACCAATAATAGCCTCAAACGTAGCCGAAGTGTCAATTGTACCTTCTATTAATTTTGTATATACTGTACTATGACTAGCATTAGAAGATATAGCAACTACGTTAGCACTACTTGTATTTGTGCTAAAATTAGGAGTCGATATTTGCGTATATTGTTCAATGTATGGTTGATTATTTGCAATAATTATAACCCCAGAAGCGTTTTGAAATATACCATTGGCCGATCCTTGATTAACTTTTTCTCCAACTACAAATGATCCATTACCACTATTTACATTTAAATCTATGACTCTACTTGCAGTCTCTATAATGTTGCTGCCTTCAAAACTTGGAGCTGAATCAACAATAACTTTGCCGAAAAATTCTGTACCAGCTGTATGAACAACTGCCTTTAATATATCCGCATACTTACTAAGGGGAATTCTTGATTGAACTTCATAGCTATGATCTTGATAATAGGATCCATCATGTATTTTATCTACACTATTAAGAAACCCACGCTCCGTTTCAAAATAACCTTCACTTATTCCTTGATTTTCCACTACTGTTCTGGCTGTTACAACAAATGCATTATTAGCTTTAGCCATGCTTACATTTTCATCGTCTACATATCCAAATCCTGAATCTAATACTTGTACTCTTGATACTGCTGTATTAGCAATTTGAACGTTTGCAGATATATCAGCATTCTCTCCTAACGCGTTGGTAGTTATATCTTCCGCTGCATCAACTATACTAGCAGTAGCTCCTGAAGACCTACCTAAAATTGTATATCCAGCATAAAACTCATTATTTAAATTTAATTTTTTTACTTTTATTATACTTGTGTTACTAGTTTTTATAGAACCAGTAGTTATTATTACAAGAGTTGTATTGTTGGCTTGAGTTACTGTTGCTGTTGCATTAGATGTTAGTGTATTGATTCCATAGGTATTAACAAAAGTGCCGGTAGTATTGCTAACTTTAATTGTACCTGCACCTGCAACAAGATTTGTTTGATATACAAATCCCGATGCTGTATTAGATGTTCCGTTACTTTGCCAAATATACTCTCCTATTTCAGGAGCACTTGTGGGGGACCCATTTGCTGCGGTCCCTGAAAAAGAAGCGACGGTAAGTTGTTGACCGGTAGAATTGCTCGACATTTCTACTGTCTCGCCGTTAACAAACAACCCAGTCAATGCAGTAACTTTAAGAGTAACATCTCGTTTTCCTAAAGCAGCAACTTCAGGTTCTATTACCAACACATAAGGATCATCGTTATAGGACTCTCCTGGATTAATAGCAGTTAATACAGATATTTCTCCAATATTTTTAGTACTTTGGCGTAAAAGATTTTGAAGAGTTGTATTAATATCTCCTGCGGGGTATTTTACAAACCCATAACCATTAGCTGCAACATTTGAGTTACTCCCATCAAGAAGTACACTCATAAAGGCAACGTTGCCGGAATTATTAGCTCGTAATAAGTCTGGATATAAAGCTACTGTCTCATCATTCGTAATACCTCCAACACTAAATGTAGCTCCTGTACCAGTGCTAATGGAAATAATAGTAGCATATGTGTTAGAATTTAATCCATAAATGTAATTGCCTGTATATGATACAAAAGTATTTGTAATATTGTATATTCCCAAAGAAGTGTTAGAAACAAACATTACATTACCAGTTGCTGTGGAATTTACAAAATTAGCTATTACAGCTGTAGCAGTGTTACCTTGAAGACTGAAAGTAGAGTCTACGTTCATGCTTCCTGTCAAAGGAAGTAACGTTAATGTTCCTGCACTTGTATTTGTAATTGCGTTAGATAAAATTAAAGCATTAGCAGAAACAGCTCCATTACCGACATGATAATTCTCTACAATAGCTCCATTAGCCCACAGTGCGGAATTAGCAGTAGAAGTGTATTCAAGTGTAGCTAGAGGTTGTTGTATTGTTTCAAAACGCTCAAATCCTGTAATAGAGGTATTAGAATTCGTTACGCTGCTAATACTTAAATTGCGAGAAGATATTACTACTTGAGCATTTGTAGAATATCCAAACCCGCCGTCAATAATTCTAAAATTTACACGACCTGTTTCTGTTGTTATTTCTGTGACCAAAGCTTTGCCTTGTCGGCCACTTCCATTAGTTATTGTTAAAAGATCCCCCTTACTAAAGTTTTGACCTCCGTTGGTTACTATAAGAGAAGTAAGAGAACCAATCATCTGGGGAGCATTTTCTATAACAGGATTGGATCTAATTGTAATCCGTTCTGTAAACAAAAAATTACCAGTGACAGCGCTTAGAAAAAATACATCTATAAATTTACCAGCAACGCGTTTTGTTACAATCCGCTCAACATAAGCAACAGCTCCGGATGTTGTGCCTAATATCACTTGTCCTAGAAAACGTAAATTATCTCTCTTAGGGGTAACTTCAATATATTGAGGAATTGTCCATTTGCTATCAGATGGCTTAAATACATCTTCGCCCGGATAATATACAGTAGAATTTACATTGTAGAGAAGTCTTAATAAAAGTTGTACTCCTCGCTCTGTACCTTTTGTGCGATATAAATCTTGTACATGCTTAATAAAAAGTCTTTTATTTGTTATTGCTGTAAAAGGAAGATCTGCAAGATATTTTTGATTGAAGTGAGTTAGAAAGCTGTCGAGGGTTGTATCCACATCTCTATAATTAGATAATTTTCTTGATTCATGAGCAGCTTGCCCTGTAGATTGCATCCACTCGTAATAGGTTTCTACAAATAGTATAAAGTCAGCCCCCTCATCCCTATAAAAAGAAGGAAATTGGGACTCCACAAAAGGAGTGATAAAGGACTCGATGTTTATCATTCTTTAACGGCTACCACATTTACTATAACATCATTATCTGGCAAAGAAAGAATATAATTCTTAGTAGTGGATATATCTTTTTCCAGAGGATTTACAAAGAGGTTAAAATGACCACCTGGATGGATATAACTATCAACAATTAACCTACTAATAACTACCCTGCCTATTGTGTAATCCACAGTACCTACTCTAATGAGAAGTGTATTTTTATCTTCTCCTTCAGCTGTATAAACTCCCAAGTTGCCATTTAAATCATCTTGGAGATTACACAATCGACCTCCATATTGAAATGTCATACTGTAAACTGCTTTAACTGTTGTTTCTATAAAATCATCATAAGAAATTGTATATGTCGTAGATAATGGGAAGCCAAAATCAATAATATTATTATATACAACTCCTGGAGTTACAAATAATTTTTTATATGGCACTGTATAAACGTCAGCACTTATAATGCTGTTGTGAGCGTTGTTTATATCTTCTACCAACTTACTATATCTAAGAGTTTTCTTAAACCCATTTAGTTTTGTATTGTTGTAAGTGCTTATAGCAGTTCTAACTAACGTGGCTATATCATTTGTTTGTAATGTTGTTAGATTAACATTATATCTTACAAGGGATTGACACTCTACGTAAACAAAGTCTGGATCAATAAAAACTGGATCAATAGCAAGAGGAGATCTTGTTTTTATAAAATCATAATATTTTTGTTTGGATGAATCAGATGCCCCATCAAGATTTTCATTATCAACAGCAATAAAGACTTTGCCATACTGAGGAGGATTTGCATCTTCCCCTCCATAAGCTGATACTGCTTGTATCTCAGGGAATGTCGCTAATAATAGAGTTTCAAAGTCAGAAGCTGTTACAGCACGCTCTTGATTTTGATAATGTCTTGGTGCATTAAATTTGATTGACTCAATTGTTTCGTTGACTGCCCCGCCGGTAGCTGTTGATATAGTGGTAATACTACTGACATTAGATTGGCCTGAGATGGATCCGTCCACATCAAAAGTACGAGCTCCGTTAGGCAGTTCACCATTACATACTCTATATTCTACTGAAACAACAGACCCACTTTTAGGTTGACGACCAACAATGCCATCTCCAAAAATAACTTCATATTGAGAATTTTCAGCTGCTTGTAAAAAATAAATTTGAGAGTTTCCTGTTAGTCCAAGGAAAGAAGAGGTTCGAGTGTACACTAACGTATTAGCTCCATTATCCTCTACTACCACCACAGTAATACTTCTAGTATCTACAGTAGAATTTGTTAATACAAATCTTTGAGATGTATTAGAAGAGTCGTATATAAAAGAATCAGTTACAAATGATCCCTCATATACTGTTAAGTTAGCAGTAAATACATTGTTGCTAAGTGTTAAAACAGAAGATTCGTTTGTAGTAAAAGAATAATTGTTGCTACCCACTTTGGAAGTGAATGATGTTCCTTTTGGAACTATTAACGCGGATACAGATGTTGATGGAGTAATTGTAAAAGAAATTTGAGCCTCGGCTGATCTAAAAGATCGAGGCACGTAGTTTAATTCTTTAGCATGAGACACAGCGCTGTCTCTCAATGCTGCTGTATCCAAAAACATCTCACTACCTACCATATTAAGATAATAAGAATTTAGATAGGTATTGTAAGACAGTACGTCCAACAATTGGTTGATGTTGGATCCTTCAAAGTCCACATCCTGAAAAGGAGAGCTTGAACTCTTAAGATAATTTTTTAAATTTGTTTTAATTGTCTCAAAATCGAGACCAACTAAACTAACGCTCGTATTTGCCATTAGCGTGTCCTGTTAAGTAATATTTCTAATGTAACTGGGTCTGATTTATTTATTACACTAAAAACAATGGTTACTGCATATGCATTTGCTTCTTCTAATACTGTGACAATTACTTCAATTAAATTAGCACGAGGCTCAAAGTTGTTTATAGCTTCCTCAACATAGTCTCTTACTAAGCTTTCTGTTTGAGGGGACATCTGTTCAAACAATAGCGCCCGTATGTTTCCTCCAAAAATAGGATTAAAAAACCGCTCGCCGCGATCCGTAAGTAATATGTTTTTAATAGAAGCTTTTACAGCATCCTCATTAGTTTCTACAATTAAATCTAAAGTATTAGAATTAATATAAAAAGGCGTCGTGAGATCTGAATATATCTCTTCTACACGAGCTGTTTGAGTATTCCGTCGAGTTTTTTTAATAACAGCCATTTATTATCCGTTGTATTCTGCCGCTGTAATTGATAAAGTATTTACAGTTTGACATTCCACTCCCTGAGAAACATCCACTCCTCCCGAAACATTAAACGATCCTTGCAAAGAAGCTGTTCCTCCTGTAGCAGTTATATTTGCAACATGAAGGGTACCTTCTACAAACGTATCGCCTGTTATCGTCACTTTTCCGTCTACAGTAGCTTGTGGAGTTTTTAACATCGTACTGCCATCGACATTAATATTAGCATTTCCTTTAATGTCAACAGTAACATTGCCTTGAACATACACAACATCATTACCAGCAGTTATTTGATAACGATTGCCAGCTGCTTTGGATACATATTGTCCGTTTTCATTTATCTCCACATAAGTGCCAGACTTATGGTATAAATGAATTCGCTCAAAGTTTGGTGTATCATCTAGCTCAATTACATGTCCACTTTCGGTACGAATTACTTTATTATAGGGGTATTTAGCATTGTATGCAGAACCTGGTTCTGGACCTAGCTGAGCCTTATTAATTAAATTAATTTCTCGAGCTTCTGGCGGAACATCATGGTTGTCAACGTTAATCCCAGGTATGCCAGCAATTGCTCCCATAATCACAGGATTGTTGCCATCTTCTCCATCCATGAAAAATCCAATGACAGTAGTACCAACTTGTATACCTACTGGGGCTTGACCAACCTTATTATGATTGGCGCCAGTAACTGAGCTCATTACAGTTGCAAAAGGTAGACTTGCTGTATCCACACGGCTCTGTTTTTGGGAGTGTACGTTATAAATTCTTACACGCACTCTACCAAGTTTTAAAGGATCTTCTCTATCTTCCACAACTCCAAGAAACCATCTAAACCCTTCTTCGCCTATGTGTCTTGTTGTCATGCGTTAAATCCTATCTTATTACAGTCAAATGCTACATTATGTTTAAATTTTTTATCTTCTTGGGTAATAATATGTCGTAACTTAGTAATCATATATTTGCCAGAGAAACGATTATCGTTAGATTTTTTCTCTGTGGTTCCTGATGTGTCAGGTAGATTTAATTCTATCATATCTCCCACTGTCAAGTAATTATCTCCATAAGCCATACACCGAGTAACGTTTTGATTAAATAATTTTACAAATGAGTGTCTATATCCCATTAAGTCTGAAACAAAATCATTACCCTTACTTGAGTCTTTTGGAGCAAACATAAAATACGGAGCCCCTTGTCCAGCTTCACTTAATATTTTATTGGTGTTAGGTATTTTTGCTTTCTTATCCCCAGTCTCAAATTTATGAGCTTGTTTACTTAATTCAAATGATACTTCTTCAAATTCTTTTGATAGCATATCAAAAGAGCGTACAGTATTTTTAAACATTCCCCCAGCCATTTTATCAATAGTATCAAATTTGGAAAGATGCTCATAACGTTGAAGATTGCGAAAGGCATGAGCTTGTCGTTGTTTATCGGAAATGACATCAGGACTGTAAGTAAACACTTTAGATTTAATTGTTTTGGATCCATCTTCAATTAACTTTTCTAAGGATACAAAATTAAATCCATATTGGTTTTCATAAAAAACAAAAACGCCTCCAGAAGGTCTTTTTGCTACGGCCTTCTGTCTTAGAAAATCGATTGCTTGGAAAGGATTCATTTTAGGAATAGCAATTGGAATTAATCCTCTTGTGGTTTCAACAATTGTTGGTTTTTTTGTAGTTAATTCATTGACAACAATATCTGCCACCATTTCAGCTACTGTATTGTTATATCCTTTATCTACTTGCTTAACGCTATTAGCAAAATGCTCAGGGGATACGCATTTTAAAATATAAGCAGATGCCTTACCGGTTGGATTTGCAACAGTACCATCTACAGCAAAGGTGCGAAGTTTATAGTTGGTTGGCTTATCTCTTCCAGGAGTAATGTAGGAAATTTCTACATCTTCTTCCCCAATGATTGGAAGATCTTTAACTAAGTTAGCACTATCTACCATCATTAATTCCGCATATACAGTTGGCTCTTCTATATCTTCAAAAATAGAAAGAGACATAGTTTGAGCTCGTATATCTAAAGTAACTGATTTGTTGGTGTTAGTGATCCTAATACCAATTATCTTAATATCGCCTGGCTCAATTTGCTTCATAAAAGTTCGTCTAATTCTTTTTCTATTTGATCCACATACGAACTATCAATTAATTTTATATGACGTTTTTGTTCGTTGACTTCATTTTCATAATCATAAGCACTAACATATGTCCAGTATACAGCTTCATTTGCTGGTATTGGTGTTGCAAGAGTTGTAGTAGATGAAAGAGAAGTATTTGTAGATCCTGCTTGGCTAATAATATTTCCAACAGACCCTCCTGTATTAGCAAAGGCTCCAATTACATTATATACATCCATAGATGTTGTGTTGCCAATTCGCTTGATGGCAGCGGTTGCTGTAATGCTGCCAGAAGTTCTCTGCACTATGTTTTCTTCTACTACAAATCCTGTTGTGGAAACAACAGCTAGCTGTTGGATTTTGTTTGTATCAACCATTAATTCTAAAGGGGAACGCTCATAAGCTACAATACTTTCTGTAGCCCCAAAGCGAGGAGTGAAATATTTCTTGGCATAGCTTGGTAAGGCATTATAACCAGAAGGAGTCAAAATTGTTTCATCTTCAACATAATTTACTCGCCAAAATAAAATCTTTTCTTTAGCTTTTTCTAAAGATTGATATTTTTTAATAATAAATCTGTCCAATTCTTCACTTGTCATTGGCCAATCATATAACGGGTCGACAATATCATTAGCCATGTATATTAGCCAACTATATCTCGGATCGTCATAATAATTAGCAGCTATAACATCAGGTCGCTCACCTTCTGCTATCGTGTAGGGATAATATATTGCTTTTGTTTTTTTTGCTAATTCATTAAATTTAACTTTTGCTAATATATTTACGATAGGATTATCGTTATAATAAATTACAGGAAATTTGGTAAATAAATTATACATAGGTATTAAGTTGAAAAATTAAGGGGCATTGATATTACTGATGTTTTCAGGTTGATCGTTTTCGCCTAACCCTACACCCCCTCCGCGTCCTCGATTCGTAGGAAGAACTGATTTAGGTTTAGGAGCCGGATTTGTAGAAGGGAGGGGCTCTCTACCTTTATTGGTTGAGTTGGTGCCTGCCTCCATTGTAAAGTCTCCTTTTTCTGCATCTTGACGCGTGACTGGTTCCACTTCTCCAAACTCTAAACTAATTTCAGCCTCTGTTGGATGCTTACCGCCTTTGAAGAATGATGGGGTGCCTTGAGGAGCATAATTAACACCCATACTTTTTAAGTAACAATTCTTAAATGAGTATGGCATATTTCTTGTTTGGAATTCTATTGTGCATATGTCTGGGAAGTTAAAAAGAAGGCCTTCTTTTTCTGGCAACATTCTAATTTTAAATTGCTGTATAATTGCCTTTAATGCTTCTGCTTCTTTTTCGGAGTTAGGAGAACACCTAAATCTAAAAGAATGAGATCTTAAATCAATGCCTTGAAATTGTAACGCTTGATATGGATTCAATATAGATCCCGTTACACGATCAATTGCAGCTCCTGCAGTATCAGATACTGATTTAATACCACTTCTTGCCAAGTAAGCCAAGTTTCCTGGAGCTCCTGCTATATTGGCTAAAGATCTACCAGCTTCTTGAGCCTTTTCTTTAGTCATTGTGCCTCCTAATGTATCCTGAGCTGCTTTTAACAAACCTGATTCCTCTAATAAACCAGCCATTCCAAGTTGCTTTTCAGCATATTGTACACTATAGCGTTCATTTAGTTCACTTGGAAGAGGCAAGAAAATAACAGCTTTAGTCAATACCGTACGGGGAAATACACTAGATTTTTGATAGGCACTTTTAAATGTAAATTTAATATAATAGTGACCTAAATCCAAAGGGAATTGCAATTGATCAGCAGCTTCAGTTACTTTACCTTTTTTTCCTTCTGGTCGAATATCTTTAATTTTTTCAGCTGTACCCAAACTATCAACAAACTTAGTTAGAGATGGGGCAAAAGCCCCCAATTGAGCATAAGCTGCAGTAGCAGCGCCGGAAACA